AACCGGCTGAATGCCACGCTTTCGAGCATTCAATACGTCAAGCAGTGCGGCGACGGCCTTTCCGGCGCCACCATCGCCGAAGCGATCAGAAAGTATCGACCAGTCGCCGGACGGAGCGAGAACCGCGTATGGCTCGGCTTCTGGTCGGTCGTCTGGTGTTCCTTCGAGCCCGACCGGATACACGCCTGACGACGCATGCGATCCGTCGGTCCGCCTGCATAGCGCAACGATCCACGCAACGATTGGCTCAAGCACTGGCTCGCGCGTCTCAGTGTCCGCCCACACGATGAACCAGCCCGGCTGCGCGGGGATTAGTTGAGTTTCGACAGGTGGCATAGGTGGCATGATCGTAGTCTAGCACAGTCCAACGACCGCATGTCCGGGCATCGGCAGCGCAATAGACAGACCAGTCGTTAACGACCGTGTAGTGTCGGTTATTATTTCCGGCGTACATGCGTTGCCCTGATTGCGTTCGTGGCGTACAGTCCGGTCATCGCTTGACCGCTGGTCGCCATGCCGGCAAATCACGCTGCTGGGTCGGGCCGCCTTACCCGCCAGAGCCAGCAGCCGGACACGTAGAGACGAACGCGATGAACGCGAACGGAATGCCTGGTTGCTTCCTGCCCGACGCAATGCTCCACAACCTGACGCCGGCCTGCCTGTTCGAGCTTCTGTTTTCGGCTCACGCGACCGGAAACGCGGCGGCCGTTATCCAAATCTCGGCGCTGTTGATGTGCCGGATGAGCAGCGCCGCTGGCTGGCCGTGGGCGCAGCCGACGTTCCAGCAGCCGAACACGAGCGAGCCGAGGACGGCGAATCACGGTCGGCGCCGCGCTGGCGGCTGCTGACTCACGGGGCGCTGCGCGTCTCTGACGGCCAACTGGCGCCGACGCTTTGCTGCGAATCCATCACCCGCTGAACCGCGACGCGAGCTACGGCCGCGTCCGGCTCCTTTTCTGGGCATCATCATCAGGACGAAGATCGGCAGGTTGAGTGCGACGAAGCACGGCAGCAGCGAAGCGACCACGGCGACTACGATGTTGCCCGTGGCGGCGTAGACCATGCTGGCGATGACGAGATAGACGAACCACATCACGGCGCCTGCCACGAACAGCCAAAACACGCCAATGAAGAACCAGATCGCAGCGCTGTGACCGCGCGAAGGCGCCATCATCGGAGCCACGAAGACGCTTGCAGCCCCGCTGAGAAGCAGCACGACTACAAGGCCGATGAACAGGACGCCGCCGTAGATGGCGCCGAACGCAGCGGCGGTTCCGGGGTCAACCTGCGTCGCCAGCATCTTGACTCCTGTGTTCCTTGCGAGAATCGAGAACGGCACGGAGTTCGACAACGGCTCGTTCGAACTCGCCTACTTCTGGAAGCGTGTCTGCGTCAACGAACGGCGCGGCTGCAAGCAACGCGTCGGTGGCCCTGAACCAAACATCCACCACGGCACGAGCCATCGACACGGCAGCATCACGGCCCGCGTCCGTGCCAGCCGACTCGGCTCGCTTCATCGGCCCGACGCCATGAATCAAGTAGTCCGATGAAACACCGGACGCAGCGCTGATACGCAGCATCGCAGCCATTCGAGGCTGTCGGCGGCCTTCTTCCCAATTCTGAATCGACTTTTCCGAAGCGCCGACAAGGGCGCCAAACGCTTTTCTGCTAAGCGCACCTCTTGCCGCCCTAAGACGTTCCGTCAAAGGCGGAACCTTTGGGCCAGAATCAGCTTGACCGTTCGGCAAGTTCGGTACATACTTCGGAAAGTTCGGTACGGATAGTTCGTCGCATCACAATCACGAACACGCAAGCGGAAACGCTGAGCTTGCTCGTGGAGGGTCTGCCTCGTGACAAATCTAACGGTAGCACAAGTCGCGACCCGCCTGCTCGTCACAGAGCGGCGAGTGCAGAAGCTTTGCGAGACCGGCGCGTTTCCCGGCGCAAGCAACCCGGGCGGCAAGCGCTGGATCATCCCCGAGGATTCGGTCAACGCCTACATCGAAGCCGGCAAGCCTCGCGCAACTACCACCTGAACCTCCCCACACACCGGGTCGTCGCAATGCGGCGGCCCGGCCCGCCCATTCATCGCCGTGAAACGCGAACACGCCACGACAACGCCGCCGCCGCAACTGCTCACCGCGAGACAGGCCGCCGCCGAGTACGCGGGCGTTCATGTCGCCACGTGGTGGGAGATGGTGGCCGCGGGGCGCGCGCCCGCACCAGTCAAGCTGTCGCCGCGGTGTACGCGGTGGCGCCGCAAGGACCTTGAGGCGTGGGTCGATGGACTCGCGCAAGCAAAGGAGCAATCAGCGTGAGCAAGCCTGATTCCATCGCAGACATCAAAGCCGACGTGTTCGCGATGCTCGGCTACGTACCGCGCGTCTGCGAGCACTGCGGCGAGTCGGAGCGCGGCCACGACGACGAGGCGTGCGCTGGCAAGCGCGAGGCGGATCGCGACCGTGACGACGACGAGCGCGAGTGGGCGCGGGAACGGGGCGTCTGACCGTGAAGTGTCCTGAATGCGGCAAGGACAGCGAAGGCGTCGGCCACATAGCCGACACGCGCTTAATAGACAGCGGAAGCACTGTGCGCCGCCGTCGCCGCTGCCTTAGCTGCGAGCATCGCTGGACCACCTACGAAGTGTCTCGCGAGACAGCGGGAGCCATCGGCCGTAGCGGCCTGTACGCGATGTCCGCAAACGGCCTAGACGTGACGACCGACGAGCTGGAGCGAATTCTTGTCGACGTGCCGCTTTCGATGCTGCTCGAAGTGGCGTCGCGGAAGGCCGCAGCAATAGCGCAACCCTGAAACGAAGCGCGCCCGGAGCGGGCAAGCAACCGGGCGCGCAGCACCAACGGAACACCAACGGAGCGCAGTATGGCAGCGAAAGCGAAACGAGGCAAGGGCGCGGTCAAGGGGCCGGCGAGCGTCGCGAAGTGGATGGACGCGGCTGATCGCGTCGTCAAGAAGGCTGCGAAGCAGCCGAAGCCGATGAAGCGCCACGCGCCCGAGCCGTGGCGCGTCGTTGAGAATCCGCAAGGCGCGGTATTCGTCTACAGCGGCGACATCCCTGTATGCCGCGTCGATCTGCTTGCAAACGCGGCGCACGGAACAAAGCCACTGGAAGACGCGCGCCGCATCGTCGCCTGCGTGAACGCTTGCAGGGGCATCCCGACCGACGTTCTCGACGGCTATCCGGTCATCGGCGACTTGATCGGCGCGCTGGTCGAGTGCCGCGGTGAACTCGTCAACGTGTACTCGCTGCACGGCGGCGACGAGACGATGAGTCATGCAATCGAAATGGCTGACAACGCCCTCAAGCAGGCGAAGGTGGCGCTGTGATCGTCCTCTACCACCACGAAGCCTCCGATTGGGCGCCGCTCGTCGCGCCGTCGCCGCTGGAACAAGCCGCGTTGTCGTTGCGCCGCCTCGCTGACGAGACGCACGACGCGGACACGCGCCGCTACCTCGCTGGCGCCGCCGACAACATCACGTACGGCAACCTGCGGCAAGCGCGGCTGGAATGCGAGGCGATGCGCGATGCGGCGCGGACGCGCAACGCTGAGCGTGCCGTGCGGCTCGCCGAGATCGTCGAAGTGATCGAGCGCGCGGAGGTGGCGTCGTGAACCCCATCGACCCGCACGCCGACTACTACCCGCACACCGAGGCGCCGCCGTACCGCCCGCAGCGCGTCGTCGTGACGATCCCCGCTGACATGCACGAGCCGACGACGCTGGAGCGCATCAGCGAGCGGCTGCAAGAGGCGTCGCGCCAGCTCTACGCGCTGCCGAATCCGGTGTCGCCCGCGCTTGACGACGCCTATGTCGCGATTGGCGACGCGATCATTCTGACGATGCCGCGGCTCGAAGCCGTGCTCGACATCGACGCTGACGCGCTGTGGCTCACGCTCGACACGGCGATTGCCTACGCGCAGCGGAAGCTCGAATCCATCGACTGTCCGGCCGCGCATGCATTCGTCCAGATGGCGCGCGATATCGCGACCGTTGAGGCCGATCGCGTCGTTGCCGAGCATGCGGAGGCACTGACGTGAGCAACCCCTACATCTGGGTTACGTGGCTCGCTGAGGCGATGACCGACCGCACCGGCTGCGCTTACCGGCTGTGGGCGAAGGTCAATCGGCGCGGATATCCGAAGGTCGAGGAATCGCCAGAGGATCAAGACCGATTGGCCGAGTGGCGTCGAAAGCACGAGGCGATGCTGGCTGCTCGCATGGAGCATTGGCGCAGGCTTGAAGTACCGGTCACGCTCGAAGGGCAGAACTCGATTCGGTTGTACGGGCGCACTGCAACCATTGCTGGCAAGCCCGACCTGATCGCCTACGACGACGGCTGCAACGTTGTCGAGGACACGAAGGGCGGACGCCGCAAGGACGAACACGCCACGCAAGTCTGGCTCTACCTGTGGCTGCGCCGCCTGATGCGGACGGCTGGCGAGAACGAAGTCGGCCGCGTCATCTACGCGGATCGCGAAGTCACGGTGCGCGACGACCACCACTGTGACGAGGACGTGCAAAGCGCCATCGCCGTGCTGATCGGCCCTGAGCCAGAGAAGCGCCCGAGCGAGCAATCCTGCCGCTTCTGCGACGTTGCCGACTGCGCGGTTCGCGCACAGCGCGTCGAGGAGGTGCAGACCGATGCATTCTGACCCGCGCCGAATCGACCACTCGGACATCGCCGCCACCGCTGCGGTCGGCAACGCCACCGTCCGGCTCGGCGTGCCGTCCGAGGTCTACCACCGCCGCGAGCCCGGCGTTGTCACGGCTGGCGCGCTGAAGATGCTGGCGCGGTCCCCGGCGCACTACATCACGTTCGCCACGGGCAAGGCCGAGGAAGAGGAGTCAGAAGCGCTGCGATTCGGCCAACTGCTGCACATGGCCGTTCTGGAGCCGGCTCTGTTTGCAGCCAGCGTCGTTGTGGAACCGACGTGGGGCGACCGCCGCTACAAGGAGGAGAAGGCCCGCTATGCGCGCTGGAAGGCCAGCGCCAACGGCCACGAGACGATCAGTCAAGACGAGCGCGACAAGATCGTCGGCATGTGCGCGTCGCTGATGCTGCACCCGATCACGTCGCGGATGCTGGCGTCAGGCGATCACGTCCGCGAGGCAACGATTGAGTGGACGGACGAGTCTACAGGGCTGCGCTGCAAGTGCCGGCCAGACCTGTGGCGTCGCGGAATGCTGATGCTCGACGTGAAGACCACGAAGAGCGCCGCGCCCGGTCGATTCGCGTACACGTGCCGCGACTTCGACTACGACCTCGCCGAAGCGCACTACCGCGCCGGTGCGGCAGCACTTGGAGAACCGTGCGAGTACGTGTTCGCCGCTGTCGAGAAAGACCCGCCCTACGCGGTCGCGGTCTACCGGATTGACGACGCATCACAGGAAGCGGCCCGCGAGCGCAGGGACGCGCTGATGCGGCTGCTGGCGGATTGCATGCAGGCCGGGACATGGCCTGCCTACAGCGAAGGAATCGAGACACTGACCCTGCCACGGAGACGAGCATGACGACCACGGGAAACGGAACGACAACTGCGAGCGAAGCGCCTGTGGCGCTTGCAAAGCCTCCGTCGGCACAGACCGTCAACGACCCGCTGCCGCTGGGGCAGATGGTCAAGGCGCTGTCGGAGTCTGAGCTTGTCCCTGCTGCCTACAAGGGCAAGCCGGGCAACGTCCTGATCGCGATGGACATCGCGCAGCGCATCGGCGCGTCTGCGTTCGCGGTCATGCAGAACCTTGACATCATCCATGGCCGCCCGTCGTGGCGCGCGAGCTTCCTGATCGCGACCGTCAACGCATCCGGTCGGTTCACGCCGCTGCGCTTCCTGTTCGAGGGCCAGCGCGGGACGCCGGAGTGGGGCTGCCGCGCCTACGCGACCGACAAGCAGGACAACGAGTGTGTCGGCGCGCTGATCACGATGCTGATGGCGAAGCAGGAAGGCTGGTCAACCAAGTCGGGCTCGAAGTGGCTGACGATGCCGGAACAGATGCTGATGTACCGCGCCGCCGCGTTTTGGGCGCGCGTCTACTGCCCGGAGCTTTCGCTGGGCATCCACACGCGCGAGGAAGTCGAGGACTTCAGCGACGACGTGCGCGCGGTCAACGCTGCCGTGTCGAAGCCGTCGAGCCTGACTGACGCGGTGATGAGCTTGCCGGCGCCGCAGATGCCGGTTGCCGTGCCGCAGTCGACGCCTGACGAGCCGAGCGAGAACGCGGTCAGGCGCCAAGCGCCCGCCGAGCATCAGCGGCAGATGGAGCAGATGAACCTCGCCGACGAGAGCGACGGAAACGAGCCGCCGACCGAACCCGAGAAGCCGGCGCGTCGCGAGAACCCGCCGCACGCAATCACCGGGCTCAAGCGTCATGTCGGCGAGGCGGCCGAGATTCGCGACTTGCTCGACTCGAAGCGCGTGTCGGCGGACGAGTTCCGACGCATTCTCGCCACGCAGTTCAACGACGCGGCGAACCTCACGCAGGTTCAGGCAGAAGCATACGGCGCTGTGCTCTACGCGATGGAACAGGTCGCAAGGACGTAGACGCCACATCGAACCCGCAAGCCCGCCACCGTGCGGGCTCTGCGGCATTAGACAGCCCGAGAGTGAGTAAGGCAATAGGTGCGATGGAAGACATCACCATCATCGGCATTGACCCCGGCAAGTCTGGCGGAATCGCGATCATCGAGCCGAACGGCTTCGTTCACGCGATCAACATGCCGGTCACGGCGGCCGACCTGTTCGACACGCTGAACGGCTGGCCGCATGCTCACGCATTTGTCGAGAAGGTGAACGCTGGCCCGAAGATGGGCAGCTCGGCTGCGTTCAAGTTCGGTCACGGCTGCGGCATGCTTCAGATGGCGTGCGTCGCGGCTCACGTCCGGCTTGAGTACGTCACGCCGCAGAAGTGGCAGCGGCATCACGGCCTGATCGTGTCGGGTCGCGGGCTTGGTCAGGGCGACACCGAGAAGAAGAACCGCAACAAGGCGCGGGCGCAGGAACTGTTCCCTGCGCTGCGGATCACGCATGCCGTGGCTGACGCGCTGCTGATCGCCGAGTACGGCCGTTCGCTGATGCGCGCAGGAAAGGCGGTGGCGTCATGAGCGACCACTATCACGCCCTCATCACGGCATCGGTCGAGTCAGACGCCGCGCACGGCTGGGACTGGCTCAGCATCGTGGAGCGCGCAAAGGCGGGCTTGCTGGCGTGCGGCCTGTACGGCTCCGCGCTGATCGAAGCCGTCAACTTCGCGCAAGCCGAGGCGTCGAGGGTGTTGCCGCAGCGAGCCGAGAGCCACGAGCGCGAGGAAGTCGAGGTGGTGTCGTGACGCTGACCCCGTACTTCGAACGCGACGGAATCCGCATATTTCACGGCGACGCGCGCGAGATTCTCCCGCTGTTGCCGCAGGCTGATCTCGTCGTCACGGACCCGCCATACGGGATGGATTACCAGTCCAACCGGCGCGTCGACTGGCAGCGCAAAGACAAGATTGCTGGCGACGACGCATTCCCGCTGTGGGTGTTCGACCTGTGCCGCCCGCGTGTCGCGATGTTCGTCTGGTGCCGATGGGACAACCTCTCGAGCCTTCCGCATCCAAAGTCATTCATCGCGTGGGACAAGGGCGTCCACTCGATGGGCGACCTTGAGCACGAGTTCGGCCGACAGTGGGAGGCGTGCGCCTTCTACCCCGGCCCGGAGCACAAGTTCATCCGTCGCCCGTGCGACGTGATTCGCGCCGACAAGGTTGCCGCAGCAAAGCTTCTCCACCCCAACGAAAAGCCGGTCGGCGCGATTCTGCCGTTAATCAACGCGCACCCGAAGGGGCTGATCCTCGATCCGTTCGCGGGCAGCGGCAGCACGCTTGTGGCCGCGAAACTCAGCGGGCGCCAAGCCATCGGCATCGCGCAGCGCGTGCTCCAGTGGGACGAGAGCGAGGTGCCCGCATGAGCAACCGCCGCTGGACAGCCTCCGACGTGCGCGCCCGCCTCGCGCAAATCAGCGGGCGCCTGACGAACCACCTTGCCGAGTGTGACCGTCGCGCTCGCTGGCTCGCGCTTGGCGCGCTGATCGAGTTTCCGGGTTGCCGCGAGGAGTTGATGGCGCGCTGCATCGACGCGCGAAGGAGGGCCGACGAGTGAGTCAAGGAAAATCGGACCAACACACCTTGCGCGCCGAACCGGAGGCGCGTAGACTGCACAGTGGACTGGCGGTGTGCCCGCACACACCCCGTCCAAGCGGAGCCGCGATCGCTACCAACGAATCGCGGCTCCTGACCACAACGTCGTCACGAGGAGACGCGCGTCATGGCTGATTTTCAGCGTAGGACGACGCATGGTCGTCGTCAAGCGGCTTCAATCAAGCGGCTACATCTTCGATGCCCGCAGTGCCTCAAGGGCACTGCGCTAGGCAGTCTTCACGACGACACCGACGAACGTGGGGTCGTGGTTGCTTGTCGTACGTGTCGATACTGCGCTGGCGTCAAAGTCATCGGCGAGAAAGGGCCGCGCAAAGAAGGCGAATCGTACCTTGATGCGATAAGTCGACAAGATGACGAGGCTGCATCGCTTATCGCTATGAGCGAGGGGTGCTGGGAGTGGAGCGGAGCAAGGGGCCGTTTCGGATACGGCCTCATCACTCGAAGGCCTCGGAAGAACATTCTCGCGCATCGGTACATCTACTCCCTTTGCGTTGGAGACCCGGGCGACCTTTCAGTTTGTCACCATTGCGACAACCCGCCTTGCGTAAATCCGACCCATCTGTTTCTTGGAACAGCAGCGGACAACAACCAAGACAAGGCGATCAAGAATCGCGTCCGGTTCGGCGAGAGCGTTCACTGTGCGAAGCTAACGAGCGCTCTCGTTGTTGAGATTCGCGAGCGATACGCGAAAGGCGGCTGCACGTACTCGTCGCTTGCGAACGAGTACGGCGTGCATCGAGACGTTCTTCGAGGCGCAGTAACGGGCAAGTGGTGGAAGCGAGCAGGCGGACCAATCAAAAACGCCGCGAACCGCGCTGCAGCAGGAGGTGGTGAGTGAGCGACATCCAGCCTACTTCACGGCATTCAGTCCGTCCACAACCTGATTCAACTGACTCCCTGCGAGTAATCATCGCGGGTAGCCGGAGCCTGACCGACTACGAATTCGTAGACGCGGCGATGGAGCAATTCGGCCGCTTGTGCGGTCGGCCGTTGCGTCAAGTCGTCAGCGGTGGCGCTCGCGGTGTCGACGCGCTCGGCGAAGCGTGGGCCAAAGACCGCGCAATCCCCGTGAAGGTGTTCCCCGCTGACTGGAACAAGCACGGCAAGGCGGCTGGTCCGATTCGCAATCAGGAGATGGCTGACTACGCGAATGCGTTGGTCGCCGTGTGGGACGGCAAGAGTCGCGGAACGAAGGACATGATTGATCGCGCCTGCAAATGCGGGCTGCTGGTCTACGTCTACCTTCTCGACAGCGCGCAAGGCGGTGGCGAGTGAACACCACCACGAAGCGCGAGCAGACTGCGGCGACGCAAGCCTGCGTCGAAGTGTTGCGCCGCGTCATGGACGAGACTGGCACGACGCAAGCCGAGCTTGCGCGGCGAAGCGGCATGCAACAGTCCGCCATCAGCCAGTCGGTGAATGGAAAGCAATCGCTCGGACTCAACGCGCTGTCGCGCCTGCTCGACGCGATGGGCTACACGCTCGTCCTTGACGCAGTTCCGAGCGGGGAGGGCGAGTGATGAGCACCCGCATGACCATCGCACACGGCGAATGGGGCCACATGTGGGCCGACCTGTTCGACGACGCGCCAACCGTTCATCTTGAACTGAACACGCTGGCGAGCCGCGCATCGTTCGTTGCCGAGCCGAGCGCAATCATCGTGTCGATACCAGCGGCGCTGTGGGACGAACTGCGCAAGCACGCAGCGATGAACGTGTCGCGAGGCGACTTCTTCGGCAACGGCGACGACGCGGAAGGCGAGGTGGCGCAATGAGCCGCGAATTCGATATCGCCGTCGCGAAGGCGCTCGGCTGGCAGGAAGTCGTCACCGAGAGCGGCAAGGACCGATGGCAGTCGCCAGACGAAAACGATGAATCGCTGTATTGCGCGCCGCCGTCCTACTCCACCGACGCCAACGAGGCCGTGAAGCTGTGGGCTGAGCACCTTCGTTTGCCGACGTGGTGGTTTGGCGTCGACAAGAACGGCCGATGGAACGGCGACAACCGCAAGACTCTTGACGCGCGCCACTTCATCTTCGTTCGGGACTGCTCGACGCTCGCCGAGGCGATCTGCCGCGCCGTGATCGCCGTGAAGGGGGCGCAATGAGCGACATCGCACAACTGCGCGCCGCGATGCGCGAGGCCGCGAGCAAGGCGACCGGTGGTGAGTGGACGTGGGAAGGCGTCATCGGCGACCCTTACGACTTGCCGACGCTGTATGCCGACCGCACCGACGAGCAACACGGGCTGAACCTGCTTGGCCGGCTCGATCCCGACCACAACGGCAAGGCGAATCTTAACCACATCGCGCTCGCGAACCCCGCGAACGTGACGCGGCTACTCGACGCGCTCGACCGCGCCGACGCGCTGGCTGTCGCTGCCAACGAGCTTCGAGACGCTGCCGACTTGATCGCGAAGCGACTCGACCGCGCGGACGCGCTGCTGCGCGACCTGATCGCCGCCGTGGACGCCGAGAGCGGGCAGGCCACGGCCATTCTCGCGATTCGACAGTACGTGATGCGGGAGGGCGACGAGACGGGAGGGCGCGAGTAATGGGCGTTGGCAACAGAATCAGATTCGAGGTGTTCAAGCGCGACTCGTTTACGTGCCAGTACTGCGGACGAAAAGCGCCCGATGTCATCCTTGAGGCCGACCACATCCGGCCCGTTTCTGCTGGCGGCGACGACAGTCTGGTCAATCTCGTCACGTCGTGCTGGGAGTGCAATTCAGGAAAGAGCGACAAGGCTCTCTCTGACAACTCCGCTATTCGAGTTCAGCAGCGCCAGCTTGAGGAACTGAACGAGCGTCGTCTTCAGCTTGAGATGCTTCTTGAGTGGCGCAATGGCCTAGTCGGCTTGAAAGAGGCTCAGGTTCAAGCCGTTGTCGACGCGATAAACCGACACATCGACAACGACATCACAAAGACCGGGCTCTCAGAAATAAAGAAGTGGATCAGGCGGTTTGGGCTTGTCGAAGTCCTAGAGTGCGTCGACAAGTCGTTCGAGCAGTACTTGGAGTTCAACAGGGACGGCTCTCCTACGTTCGAGAGCCGCAAAAAAGCCTTTAGCTACATTCCGAAGATCGCGGCGAGCAACAAGGCCGTCAGAGAGAAGCCGTATCTCGCCGACCTGTTCTACATTCGCGCTGTGCTTCGGAATCGGTTCCCAAAAGACTTGGATTACAAGGCGATGAAGTCGATGGAGGCCGCCTACTTGGGCGGAGTCTCAATCGACGCGATCAAGAGCGTAGCGTGCAGCGTGTCGAGCTACTGGATGTTCTGCGCGGAAGTGGACGAACTCGCGCGGTCAGTTCATACCGACGTGGCGACAGATGGCTAAACGCACCCGAGTTCCGCGCGTCAGCTTGGGCGTCACGATCCTTGACGACCCCGACGTGATCCAGCTTCTAGCGGATCGCGAAGGCCGCGACGCCTTTGCGCTGTTCGTGCTGCTTTTGGCTGTCGCAAAGGCGCAGGGAACGAATGGCGTGTTCGAACTTCCTGAGACGGTGATGGCGTCTATGTGCCGAATGTCGCCAAAGGACTACAGGGCGGCTTTGGCTGCACTAAAGTCTCGCACCAACTGGATCGAGGTTGACGGCTCCAGAATCAGCATCCGGTCATTTGGCAAATGGAACAACAACGAAGGATGGGGAGGGAAACGCAACGGAGCGGGAAAACGGATCAAGACGGAATCAAGACGGAATCATCTTGATTCGCAAGAAGGCAATCAAGTCGATTCAAGGTCTGCTCTCTCTGTTTCTGTTTCTGTTTCTTCTCTTCCTACGGAAGAGATTGCGCGTGTGTGTGATTCAGACGCGGAGGCAGAAGCCGAAAAGGCCAAGCGCCGCGAAAAGTACGAGGCTGACTACGAAAACGCCAAGCGCGTTGTCGAAGACGCCTTCGATTTCGACGCCGGCAGCATCGCCGACGCCGACAGCGACGATGGACGTTCGATCGAAGCGCGCGAGTCATTCGCTCGGTTCAAAGCCGCATTCCCAAAGGCTTACTGGACTCACGGACACGCGACGTGGAACGCATGGCGCGGGATGTCGCCAGCCGACCGCGAGCTGGCAGTCACCAAAGCCCGCGTCTACGCGCAGATCATCGCCAAGTGCCAGACCGACGCGAAGTGGGTCGAGTCGAAGAACTGGCTGGTTGAAGGCTGCTACCGCGACGATCCGGAGGCGGCATGGCTACGGAAGGCCGGATTGACCGCCGAAAGCCTCGCAGATCGAAACGTCGCGCGTCCTGTGGCCACTGTGACACCAGAGGCCCGCGCCCGACTCGAAGCCCGATATGCAGCAATGGCGAAGCCACGAGGGGAGCAATCCGCATGATCGCCGTTCCAGACCGCAGCAGCGAGCCTGCCGCTGACCAGATCATGCCGCAGAACGTCGAAGCCGAGCAGGCCGTAATCGGCGCAATCCTGCTCCACAACGACACGCTGCATCTCGTCGCGCCGATCCTGACGCCGCACGACTTCCACCGCACGATTCACGCCAACGTGTACGAGGCGATGCTGGCGCTTCAAAGCCGCCGTGAGCCAATCGACTACGTAACCGTGGTCGAACAGCTTTCAAAGCTCCGACGCGACAACGAGCGCGGACCGCGCAACGAGCGCCGCGAATGGCCGGAAGTCGGCATCGACTATCTCGCCGAGCTGGCCGAACGCTGCCCGGCCAGCGCCAATGCCCTGTACTACGCCGGGCAAGTGCGCTCGCGTTCGATACTCCGCGACATCATTCGCGCGTCGGCTGACCTGAACCGCGAAGCGTTCGAGTTTGCCGGCGAGCTGCCAGAGTTCCTGGAGCAAGTCGAGCGCCGCGTCTTTGCCATCACGCAGCGCGACACAGGCTACCGCGAGCCAGCCACGATGCGCGTCTGCGTCGAGGAAATGTGCAACGCGCTCAACGAGCCCGAGCAGATCGGCCTGCCTACCGGATTCGTGGCTCTTGACGAAAAGCTCGGCGGGCTCCGCAAGGGCGAATTCATCATCGCCGCGGCGCGGCCGTCACAGGGCAAGACGAGTCTCGCAAACTGCCTTGCGATCAACATCAGCGTGAAGATGGGCCGCCGCGGCCTGTACTGCCAGAGCGAGATGCCGCGCGTGATGCTGACGCAAAACATGTGCTGCGCGTTGGCTGGAGTCGACACTGGCTCGATTCGCCGAGGCTACTTCGACCACGGCGAGGAAGAACGATTCATCAATGCCGGCAGGCTGCTACGCGATGCACCGCTGCGTGTCGAGGACAAGCAGGGAATCACGGTGCGCGAAATCGCTTCGCTCGCGCGCCGGATGAAGCCTGAATACGTCATCGTTGACGACATTCAGATTCTAGGCCGACCCGGCGAGCTTGCCCGCAGTGCGTCTCGCGAGCAGGAAATCGCGACGATCAGCCGCCAGTTGAAGTGGCTGGCCCGCGAGCTTGGAATCCCCGTTATCGCGCTCGCGCAACTCAACCGCGAGAACGAGAAGGGCGCGGCGCCTCGCAAGCCTCGCCTCAGCGACCTCAGAGAAAGCGGTTCGCTGGAGCAGGACGCTGACGTGGTGATGCTGCTTCACCGTGAAGGCTACTACTCGCGCAACCCGGAAGACGCGCGGTCTGCCGAAGTGAATCTGGCGAAGCATCGCAACGGCCCGACTGGCGTTGTGGCGATGCGCTGGACGGCCGAGTACGTGCGGTTTGAAGACGCCACGGACCCGCAGACAACGCACGAACCTCGCCCGGCACGCAAGGCACATAGCGCGACGGTCGACAACGCGCGCACCGGCGATCGCGACGACGACGATTACGACTCCACGGCACCAATCTACTGATGGACACGATTACGACTGACGACGGATGGAAGCTGCCACGTGACTTCGAGCGCATCGTCCGCGAAATGTGCGGCGACGCGATCGTTTTGCGCTACGGGGCCGGTACGGGATGGTGCGTAAGCGTTGGCGGAAAGGGCGGCGCTTACGGCAGGGCCGTGTTCTTCACGGGCACAAAACGCGAGTGCCAAGAGTGGGCGAGGAAGTACCGCGAGACGTTCGCGAAGAAGTTCTTGAAGAAGGCTCGAAAGGCGAAGCCATGAAGATTTACATGATGTTTGCAGGGGGAAGCGGCGCAACGTGGCTCATCGACGCAGTTGACGAATACTCGCTTGAGCAGTGGTCGAGCGACGAAGCGTACTGGAAGCGCGAAGGCGGCCCGCTGTCGAGTCACGACATCCTGAACTACCCGGTGCGTGTCGTGTCCGTCGAGGTGTCGGACGCAAAGATGCTTGCCCTGTTCGACGTGTTCGACGCTGGCGAAGTTGAGGTGACACGATGACCAACGACTCGACACCCCCCGCCCCGCTCGATCTCGACGCGCTGCGCGCGATGGCAGGCGTCGCCTTCGGCGATGACACGTTCACGTCGTCGCACGGCGCCGACACCGAAGCGCACCGGCGGCAGCGCGACAAGGCGGCGAGTGTTCTGGCCGCGCGCGCCGCGCTGAAAGCCGCCGTGCCCGCGCTCGTCGACGAGGTGCAGGCGCTGCGCGACCGGTGCGCCGCTGAGGACATCGTCATGGCAGATGCGCCAGACGACCTGCGCGCGATGTGGGAGGAGGCGCTTGCAGAAGTACTCGGCGGGACGCCAGACGGCGAGGCCGCGCGCAGGCAATACGAATCACGACTGACTGCCGCCGAGCGCGAGCGCGACGTCCTGCGCGACCGGCTCCGCGACGCCGAGGCGCAGCGGGACGCGCTGTTGGCGATCATCCACGAGACGTTCGTCGCGGAGTGCGATGGCGACTACGACGTGCGGCTGCGGGCATTCCTCACCACGACACCGCCAAAGTGGTTCACTGTCGAGTCGCACCCCACGCGCGAAGCAGCCGAACGCGCCGCCGCGGCGTGGCAGCAACTCATCGACCAGGCGCGCGCCGGTGCGGCAGCGAAGGGGAGCGAGTGATGGCGTACCGCAGCGATAGCGTCGAACTTCCTCGCCTGCGACTCGCGCGAATCCTTCGCGACATGTCGCAGCCTCAACTCGCGAAAGCCGCGTCGTCAAGCACCGCGACAATCAACAAGGTCGAATCTGGCGGACGCATCAGGCCCGCAGTCGCGCAGAAGATTGCGCTCGCGTTGTGCGTGCGACTCGACGGCCTGATGGAGCCGATCACGGAAGACGACATCGAAAGCGTATTCACGACGCGACTGCGGGCGACGAATTCGCGCCGCGCGTGAGGCAACGACACCAACCACACAGGCGCGCGCCGAGCGCGAGCGCCGCAACAGCGAGGGCGACGAGGCATGAGCGAGGCGAAGAACACAATCACGATCTACGGCGCGAGCGACGATCTTGTCGAGGTCGATGGGCCATTCGGCGACGAGTTCGGCTGCTACAACCAAGCGATGACGCTCAGCTTCGATGACGGCACGCGCGTTCGTGCCGCGTACAGCGAAGCTGGCGACGGATGTTGGCGCGTCGAAGTGGTCGCACTCGGCGAGGGCGCGGAGGTCGTCGAGCACTTCAAGGCGACCGACAGCGATGGCAAGGAGTACAGCGACCGCGTGACGATTCGCGGACGCTTCACGAAGATCGCGCGCAAGTCGAAGTCGGCGCTGAGGAAGGTCAAGCCGCCGCCCCCGCCGCAGTGGGAAGTCGCAATGTCTCGCGTCAACGCGGAGTTCAAGCGCATCGGCTTCTTCTGCGTCGCCGACGACGTTGTTCTCTCGATGGAAGAAGTCGAGGACAAGGCGAGGGCGCACATCAACTGGTTCCGCGACTGGGCGAGCGACAGCGCCCAGCAGATGGAGCGCGTGCTTGCGGCCATGATGCGCGACGCCGAGCCGCGCGAAGAATCCACCACCGGAGCGAAGCCGTGACCACCACCCCACACACCCCCACCCCCGCGCCTTCGGCGCAAGAAGTCGAGGCGATGCGCGCGCTCGTCGCTCACGATTCGCGGACGCCAGCGATCGACACGCTGCGCGCCTACCTCGCCCGCGTCGACGCGGCAGCGACGCAACCGCCAGTGCGCTTGTATATCGCAACCGTTCCGATTGACGTGCTCGGCGATCTGCATCGCGTCCTGATCCACGCCGGGCTGATGGTCGGCACGATCGACAAAGGGTACTCGACCGCGCGCGTCTACTTCTCTGGTCGGCTCACAGACTCGGCGCGTGGCGATTTGCGCGCAGCAACGTATGGCGCCGTCGAAATCAGCGAAGCGCCAGCGGACGACGGCTGCGTGGACGTGCGGATCGCCGTTGCAATCAGCGAGCGCGGCGAGCCCGAAAACTGGACCGTCTTGTTTCCGGGCTACAGCGAAGAGTCGGAGTTGCGAATGCTGGCCAGTCAAAGCCCACGTTGTCGCGTCTCGATCGTCACCGCTCGCGTCCCGCGCCCCGCGCCGCCCGTCGAGGTGCGCGGCGAGGTCAGCGACGCCGCTGGCGAGGGCGAAGGGGGTGTGGCGTGAGCGACGCGACGAACACGCCTGCGGCGGACGAGCAGTTGGCGCCGTGCCCGTTCTGTGGTGGCGAAGCCTGTCACGTTAGCGAGTGGAATAACGTTCGCCGCGAGGACACTTCGATTGTCTTCTGCACGTCCTGTCACGCCCAAGTTGCGGCGCGAAGTGAGCACAATCAGGCTGCGCGCGATTGGAACAATCGCGCGTCAGCGCCACAGCCCTGCGGCCACCCCGCCGCGTCCGTCGCGTCGAGCGACGAGGGCACGGGCTATTGCCGGGAGTGCGAAGCCGCGGGGCGCGACGAGGCGATGGTCGCAGAGGGCGAGCGGCTACGCGCTGCGTTCCTCGCGAAGGCGACTGTCGAGCCGACGCCCGAATCCATCTGCGCGACACACGAGTGGATCGCGTGGCGCATGAAGAAAGGCCGCGACGAGGCGTTGCTCGCCCTCGCCCGCGAGGCCCTGACGCGCCGCCGCGAGGCCGACGCGATGCGCGCAGAGCGCGACGAAGCGAGGTTCATGCTCGGCGAGAGCCAAGAGTGGGCACGAATCTGCAACGAAGCCGCGAAGACGCGGGATGTCGCGCTCGACAATGTGCGCGCAGAGCGCGACGCCGCACGCGCCGAGGCTGCGAGGCTGCGCGAGGCGCTGGCGGAGGCCGAGCCGTTCATCGGTTGGTCCGGCGCGCCAAAGGAACTCTTGGGCAAAGTTGCAGCCGCGCTCGCCGCCACGCCGCCGGCAGCCGAGGCCGCGACACCGACGAGCGACGAGCCGCGGTGGCTGCCCGCGACCGAGGCTGTGCCGGGCAAGACGTACTGGCTGCGCTTCGCGGGAGAGAAATGGCAGCGCGCTTTCAGAGTGTTCACCGGCGGCTGGTTGCTGATCGACCACGCAACGGCGGCTGGCTCGCTGAACCAGATGGACCCCGAGTGTTGGCAAGGGCAGATGTACGCGCCCTATCGACCGGATGAACATTCCGCGCAGATCGTCGAGCTTGTGCCGCCGCTCCGCGACGCGGCGGAATCGAGCGCGAACGACGACATCATGTCGCTGATAGACCGAGCCGCCGATAAGCACGTCGGCCCCGTCAGCGATGGCATCGAGGCCTTCAAGCCTGCCGAGGACGCATGACTACGAACTGCAACCGCCAACTGCTCGTCATCCCGCCCGGCTCACTGTCGAGCAAGGACAAGGAACGACTCACACGCGCTGGGTTCATCTGGATTGAGTCGGCCGACCCTGCGGCAATTCGCCTCGTATCGGCTGAAGCGGCGTATTCGCCGATCAGCAGCAATGACTTGCTCGTCGCTGCGCTGGCCGGACTGTGCGAGGTCGTTGGTCAAGCTCACTGCCCTGATGCTGTGCGTGTGTTCGTGCGCTATCTGCATAAGGCTGCGAATTCGGCGATGGCACACACAGTCGAGCCGCCGCCCCGCGACGCGGCGGAAGGGGGAGCGTGACGACCATGGCGACTCAGACATTCAAGGTCGGCGACCGCGTTCGGATCGTGAGCAGGCAGCTTGCGTACCTCGTCGCTGGTCCCAGCGAGCCGGGGACGATCGCGGTCATCAACGCCACCTCGGCGTTTGTCGTGTTCGCTGAATTCCGCAGGGCGCTTTGGTTCCCACTGGGCGAGATCGAGCACTGCCGCGGACTGTTCGGCGAGGTCGACAACCGAACCGCCACCGGCGACGAGCGCCGCGAAGGGAGCGAATAGCGATGCATCAGCCCATGGCGATCTACGAGCCACCGCCACCCGCTCCACCGCTTCGCAGGCCGGCGATCAGGTATCCGTTCCCGCTGCGCCCCGACATGGTCGTCTACGCCACGCTGCCGATCGACCTGACCGCCGCAGAGGCCAAGCGGATCGAGGCGTTCATCATGGCGCTGGCGATGCCTGCCGACGAGCGCCGCGAAAGCGAGGGGCCGTGAGCGCAACCGCGAAGCGCCGCCGGCACCGCGAGCAGCGACGACCCGGCGACACCGACCGCGTGAGGGCGCTCGTGGCCGCGCCGAGAGCGAGTCTCGATCCGTGGCGTCTTCACGATTCGCTGATTCGCGATGTGCGTCGCATCAGCGAGTCGCGAGGCGGAGGCCCATACCCCGGCGCCGACACCTCGCCGCTGCCACGCGTGACGTGGAGCGTGCCGGCGGATAAGTGCAGGGCGCTGCACGCCGAGTACGGCGAAGACGACATGTGGCGCCGCGCACGACCCACCAACGACGAGATCGCGCGACTGCATCGGCTTGTGTTCGCGCCCGACGTGGAGACGACGCCTCACGCGCTCGCTCGCGCCCTCCACGCCGCGCCACTCACCTCCGCGCTCGCTGCCGCGCTGTGGTCGCGATGCCCGCGCGACGACGGCCGAATGTGGCGCCTCACCGACACGCTCAGCGACGACGACGCAGCGAGGCTCGAAGGTGCCAGCGGCAAGTGCGACTTCTGCCGAGGCACAGGCGTCTTTCGCGCCGAGGGCTTGTACACGGGGCCGTATCAAGAAGGCGACCGCTGCCGCGAGCATGGATGCGACGGCGGCTGGTTGTTCCTCGATCATCGCGGGCTCGCGGTGACACGCGGCATCCCCCTCGCCAACGGCGCCAACGGCGCACTCGCACGACTCGCGCCGGGGCAAGGCGGGAGGATGCTGGCGCTCGTCGAGGTCGAGTGCCCGACGTGCGAGTCGTTGCGGCGACGAATGCCATTCAGGGGCGTGGAGTTCATGGACGGCGTAGCGCCGAGTTGCACGCACTGCGCCGGCACCGGCCGCAGGCCGCTCGTCGACGTGGCGTCAGAGGGGAGTAGCGAGACATGACCACTGAACACACCAAACACCGCCTCTACACCATGCAAGTCGAACTACTCGCCATGAAGGGCGAGGCCGAAGCCTTCGAGGCCGTGCCAAAGCTTCACGAGTGCGTCCCGCTGATGCAAGCCGCCATCGACGCCATCAAAGCCATCGACGGTTCCTCAGCCTCCATCGAAGCCGCTTACCTTGCGGTTGCCAATCTCGATCACCCGATGATGGACGCATTCCGCGAAGCGCGAAAGCTAGACAGGCAGGACGTGCTCGGCTGGCTGGATAGCGTCTGACGTGGCGTGCTAGCCAGACCACGATCCCGAACGCCACAAGGGCGTCAGGAGACAACAACGCAACGGGGCCTTGGGGCATACATACACTGAAACGCCCTGACACGACTAGTCCAAATCGGCAGAAATTCCGAAACACCCCGAACCAATCAGCAATAGAACGGCACGGTATTCACGCATTCCTTGACGAGTTCAGCAAAGTGTAGACTGTTCGACTCTGTGCAATCTGAGACGCGCTGCGAAGATTTAACTTGACGCACACGCAATAGCGTTGCACGCTTTCCGAGTTGGCTCTGGTACAAGAAACCCAAATGGCGCGGAAAGGCGTTAAGAAGAAAGGCGGCAATAAAGTCGGCGGCTTGACGCCACGGCAAGCTGCATTCGCGCGCGAGTACGTGCTTACCGGCAACGCATCAGAGGCGGCGCGACGCGCAGGCTACAACGGCCGCGTCGGCGAAATGGGATACGCGCTGCTTCGCAATCCGGGCGTTCAGGCCGCGATTGACAAGGCTCGACGCGAAGCTGACGCCGCCTACGAAGTCTCACGCGACCGCGTGATTGGTGAGCTTGCCCGCATCGCGTTCTCGAACGAACTCGACTTCACGACGATTGGAGAAGACGGCGAGCCGCGACCTGACTTCTCGAAGCTGGACCGCAACAAGGCCGCCGCAATCGCCGAGATCACGATCGAGACGTACATGGACGGGCACGGCGAGGATGCCCGCGAGGTCAAGCGCACCCGCGTCAGGCGGTGGGACAAGCAGAAGGCGCTCGCCGACCTCTCGAAGCTGCTCGGCTACAACGAGGAGAAGGACGCCGGCCAGCACTCGGCGCCAATCGAGTTCCGCATCACGGTCGTAAACGAGCGCGGCGAGCCTGTCGACCTCATCGAGGCGCCGCGCGTGATCGACGTGGAAGCCGACAAGCCGGGCCTGCCGCTGGCCGACGACGACAAGCACGACCACAACGGGAACGGGCACGCCCGCATCAGGGCATGAGGGGACGCATGAACACTCGCGGCGGCGGCACAAAAGACAGCTTCACTCGCATGGTCGTCGACCCCGACAAGCTCCGCATGATCGGCGACCGCGTGCTCATCGCGATTGCGCCGCGTGCCGACTTGAAGCCTCACGGGCTCGCGCTGCCTGATCGCTCCGACCGCGCCGTGTTCAACAACGAGCGGCAAGGCGTCGTCTACCGCGTCGGCCCGCTTGTCGATGATGTCAAGCCGGGCGACTGGTGCCACTTCCTCCGCGCGTCAAGCGCGAGCCTGATCCGTGGCGGCGAGATCGTGAACGAGGGCGAAGGGCCGAGACACTGGATCATCGTGTCGCGGAAGAACATCGAGGCCGTGATGGCGAGGAGCGAAACATGATGACGCTCCACGATGCGTCAGAACGACGAACGGTGTCAGGCTTGTGCTCAGAGCCATAGCGTGGCACGATATCGCGTCAGCGGGTGCAGAGTGTTGGCATCGAGATTGTCCGCGTCAAGCACGAGGAGGCGACGACGTGACCGTCACTCGCGAATCCATCCAGAGCCTGATGAACGGGCTTCCTCCGGTTCTCGCAGCCGGCGTCATGCGTGCCGACGCGCTGCTTCGATCCGGCACCGACGAAGGCACCGCTGATGCCGCAGCATTGCTCGAAGCGACGGCCAACGCCTTTCGCCGCATGATCGACAACCGACCGCGGTCGTGGGCAGCCGACGCGATGGCGCAGCACGACGTGATGATGATGGTCGTCCGCGAACTGCGGGCACGCGGAGGCGCGTCGTGAACATCTACCTCGCGCTGCCGAACTACGACCGCATGATGCGCCACGAGCTACACGGCGTCGTCTCGGCGTTGCAGCGCACCGGCATGATCTCGTGCCTGCGGATTCACTGCACGTCGCTGCTGGCGTGGACGTTCAACACGCGGGACCGGCGACGCGGCGACGCGGCGGCATCACACACTTCCTGATGCTGCACAGCGATGTCGTGCCCGTGATGCGTAGCACCGATGACGTCGAGTGGCTGAAGACGCTGATTGTCGAGCACGAGGCCGCTGGGGCTGGCGTGACCAGCGTGGCACTGGCGATCAAGGAAGCGTGGGCTGTGCCGTGGGAGCGGATCGAGACGAGTACCGCGATTGACGGCAAGCCGCCGCGTCGGATGCTCGCCGCTGAACTGGCCAACAAGACCGTCTCGTCGCGTGACGTTCCCGGCTTGCTCATCAACACGGGCTGCATGCTGATCGACGTCAGGCAGCCGTGGGCCGAGCGGCTGTGCTTCTCGATTGCCGACCGGATCGAGAAGAAGTCAGACGGCACGTTTGAAGCGTCAGTCGAGCCCGAGGACTGGCAGATGAGCCGGTGGTTGCGGTCGCAGCATGTCGTGTACGCGGCGACGTCGGCGCGACGCGCTGGCCGAACTACGAGCGGGGCTAGTCGTCCTGCTTCGCGGCCTTGCGCTCCATGCGCGCGATATCCTCGTGTAGCCGCTTGCGGTCTTCCAGCAGCTGCCGCACCCACTCTGCCGCGCTCACGCCTTCAGCCTCAGCTTGCCGCATCACCCAAGCCTTGAGCGGCTTGCCCATCGAGACGTTGAGATTCGCGCGCCCGCCGGGCATCGGCCTTCGGCCCATTCGCTGTTTTGGTGTCACGCTATTGAGCCGCATCAGGCTACAGGGCGCGTCGTAGCGCGCCAGTCGCGAACTGCCGTGCCACGAAACGCTGACGGTGGCGACGGGCGGTAGTGTCAGGACTCGTCAATCGCCGCATCGGCAACGCCAGCACGCGGGTTCTCTCGCAGCCAAGCCTCCGCCATCGCTCGCATCTTGGCGCGAATGCCTTGGCCCGGCGTTTCGTCGCCAAGAGTAGAGCCGGCGATGAAGTACGTCAGACCAGTCAACGAACACGTCGCGAATCTTCATCGTCGCCTCCACGTCGCCGCTGCCTCACCCCCGACTCTACGCCACCGCCCGATTCCGTGCAACGCAAAACGCGAATTCACTTGACGCGGCGTCGATTCCGTGCAACGCTTCTCAGCACAGGTGGGATAGCGGCGGCGCGAAGGCGCCAACCATGACAAACCTCGGACGCATCACGTTCTCACTCCTCGTGATGGCTATCGTCGTCCCGTTGCGAGCCGCCGTACTGCGCGACACGTTAATCTGGTTCGCGATGCCGCTCGCCGCGTCGTTCGGCTACGCGATTCAAACGCCGACGTTCGGGCAAGCAGTCGTCGTCGCGATGTGCGCGCCATTGTTCGCCATGATGCTCGGACTGCGCGATTTGAAGCTCGACGACGACGCGGACGAGGAAGCAAAGACCGAGAAGCTTATGAAGATGTCGGTCGCGTCGATTGTGTTTCCGGGCGTAATCTGGCTGCTAGCTTGGGCGTTCGCGTGGTTCGTACCGCTCTGCATCGGAGCATGAGGGCAGCACAATGGGGCCAACACGCATCATCGAAATCTGGTGCTGGGCGCACGAGTTGATCGCCGGAGTCGTTACGGCCATCGATGCGCCACTCGCAGAAATCGTCTACGTCAGGACAGACGATCTGCGGCGCGTCTTTGTCGGCATCCGCGCGCCGTACTTGGACGAAAACAAGGTCGGGTGCGAGACGCCAGCGTGGCACTTTTCGTATGCGCTTGAGAACCTGCTTGACGCCTACAAACGGAACGCGACGCAAGGACGATCATGACGCTCACTGACTACCTCGAAACCGTCGACCCCGCGCTGCTGACCGTGGCGTCGCAACTCGTCGGCGCCGCGCTGGCGCTCGCTACCGTGTGCTGGGGGCCTGCCGCGATGAGATTGGCGTGGCGTGGCGTGGCGTGGCCGGTGCGTGCCGTGTGGCGGAAGCCAGCTGGAGTGTTTGCGCTTCCTGTTGCGGCGATTGCGGCGATTCCGTGGGCGACGATCGTTAACTCGACATGCAAGGATGTCTGCCTAGACGATGGCGAGTTGATTGCCGTGCTCATTGCTCTCATATGCGTGCAGATTTTCGCGCTGGTCGTGTTTGTCGCGTCGCAGTTCCCGCGTCGCGAAGCGGAGCGCGAGCCGGTTCCGCAGGCGGCGAAAGGTCCGACTGCCACGGGGAACCAAAGTGTCGCGCTTCCAGCGGATGCTCGGCCAATCAAGTCGCCGGAACAGCAAGTGCGCGAGTGGCGAGAAGCCTACGACGCGTGCCGCGCGGGCACGCTGAACACTGGCAACGGCTTCGTCGTCAAGATGGACACGGACAAAAGCGGCTACTCGCTGGCTGACTCGATCGACGCGGCGAAGTACGTCGGCTTCGCGACCGTCACGACGACGAGTCGCAGCGAGCCGATCAAGGGCGCGCTCGACTTCGGCGCGATCCGCGCCAGCGAAGCCAGCGAGGCTCGCATCGCCGAGCGCGTCGCTACGGCCGTGGATGCAAAGATCAACGGCTTGCCCGTGGCCGTTGTCGCCAAGCAGCTCGAAGAAATCGTGCGCCGGCTTGACCGCACGACCGAGGCGCTTCTGCGGCAAGCGACGCGGACTGACGAGCAGCGCACTAGCAAGGTCGCCGAACTGATTCGCCGGCTCAAGACCGCGCTCGGCCACGGCGAGGACGAGCCGATCCACCACTCGCGGCTGATCGCCGAAGTAGCGTCGCTGGTCGAGCAGCGCGACAAGCGCGATGCGGACGACGCCGCAATGCGCGACGCGCTCGGCAAGATGCAGCGCCAGACGGTGGTGCTGTCGCCACGCGATCCGGGGCCTGACGACGAAGTGATCGACCCGGCGGCCATCGCGCGCGCGAGGCGTTGGTTGAACTCAGCGCGTTGGGCGAACGAGAAATGAAGGACGAAGCAGGTCCGAGGTTGAGCGGCTATCACGAGGTCGAGTACGAGGTCGTGGAACTGGAGCACGAGTGACCGCACTACTCACGATGTCGCGCTGGTGCGCCGCTATCGCGGCCTGTCTCACGCTCTGCGCGTGGCTCGGCGCGGTGCATCCCGCTCTAACCGGCGTCGCGACGTATGCTGCGGTCGTGATGCTGGCGAGGCGTCGTAGTGTCGTTGAGCGTGACGACACCGGCGAGCCATGCCATCATCGCAACCGCTACGCGCCGGGTCCGCGTGTGCCGCGGCGCGATGTCGTGTTCGGCAGGGTGATCGAGACGAGGGGGAAGTGATGCGTCCGGCGTGCCCGAGAGGCCAAAGGGGATCGCCTGCAAAGCGATTGGTCGCGGGTTCGAATCCCGCCGCCGGCTTGAGGAGGACGCCATGACCGACGACGCGACGAACGAACTCCGGCAACTGATCGATGACTACCGGCGCGACGTGATCGAGCCCTTCGAGTCAATCGGCGGCGACAGCCTGCTCATCGCGGTCCTGCGCCACGCCGCGCACGTCAAGTTCATGGAGACGCGAGGGATCAAGGCGAGCGAGTTGCCGAACTATGTTCGCGTGGCGCTTGGAATCGAGGCGGTGTGATGATCGACGACGCGACGATCAACGCGCTGGTGGCCGAGCATGTGCTGGGCATGACGCTACGCGACGACGAGTCCGGCGAGCCGTGCTGGTACGACGCGGCAGGCCAGTACATCTGCGACGCCAACGGCGGCGACGAGAACAACAGGACGCCTGACGCCTGCAACTCCGGCGACGTGATGCTTAATGTCATCGAGGCGATGCGCGAGCGCGGGTTCGGCGTGTACACGGTCAGTTGGAAGGACAAACTGATAGCGACAGTCGAGATCGACGATGGCGACAGGATCAAGCAGTTGGCGCACATCGAGGCGAACCCGCTTCCCCGCGCGGTTGCGCTTGCCGCGCTCAAGGCGCTCGGAATCGAGATTCCGGCATGACGACACTGAACAGCGAGCGAATGCGCTTTGATCGAGGCGGCGTCTCGCATCCCGACGAGTCGTTCGTCTGGACTGGCGATCTTGACGACGACTGCTACTGCCGGTGGCGCGGCCTGATGGCGCACGCCGAGCAGCTTCACCGCGACATCTGGTTTGTCGCCGTCTACTTTGACGGGCACGGCGAGTGCGTGTTTCACAGCACAAGTTCGGCCGTCACGCCGTCGTGCGGCTCGTCTGCGCGCTGGCTCGCCGAGACGGTCATGTCTGCGCTTCTGAGCCCGCATGGGCTTGGCTGTCAGGATGGAGGGTGGCCGGGATGAGTGGGTATCGAAGCTATCGCCACGTCCGCAAGTGGTTCGTTGACGCGCATGACGCGGCTGGCCGCCAGATCGCGTGGGCCGAGATACGGCGCGGCGACGACGAGGCGAACGATTGGGCCGGCGAGTGGTGTCTGCCGGGATTCAACGACGCGGCGAAAGAGTGTCGTCGGCGTGCTGACGCGATGATGGAGGGCGAATGAGCGGCGACAACTGGACCACGACCGAAGGCGGAATCATCGTGCCGCGACGCGATCCGGACAAGCCTCGCTGGCCTGAGCACTTCACCGACGACACGACCGTGGACGTGAATCTCGGCGCCTACACGACGGGCAATCTTCGCGTCTACGACGGCGACGAACTCGAAGCCGCTACCTCGATGGCCGCACACCTCGCCGCGTGCAGCTGCAACTCGTGGTCTGTCAACGTCGAGGGCGACGAGACTGTGACGCGCTGCGGCAAGTGCCGCGAAGTGCTGCGGCGTGACCCGGCGCCGTGGGCAGAAGGGGAGATGACATGAAGTTTTCGGCGCACTCACGCGACGACGGAAGCCACGAGATTCGCGGCGTCGACATCTTCGTGGCGCACAAGCGCCCGGCGTTTGTCGAGGTGCGGCACATCCCCGGCTACGGCGGTGAGCCGACCGAGCACGTTAATCCCGAGAGAGACTACGGCGTCGACTGGATTCGAAAGGCGCTGGCGAACACGGCGAAGATCGAGGCGTCAGGTTGGCGCATCCCGCTTACGGCTCAGTACGGCCAAAGACGAAACTGGCTGATCGGATTCGTCCACAACGCGCACGAAGCGACTCGCGACGACGGTGTTGCGCTGATCGTGGCCGATCTCGTCGTCACAGACGCGGATGCGATGAAGCTGATTCGCGACGGCAGGCTGCCGTTTCGGTCGCTGTGCGTGAACAGGCCCGACGAGGCTCCGACGCTTGACGAGGTTATGCTGCTATCGACTGGCAAGCCGTACCACAAGATGCCGCTGCTGCTTGTGGAGCGTGAAGCATGAAGCGAGCCCTCCACTACGCCGCACAGCGCAAGGCGGCACGTCGAGCGAGGCGGCGCCGTCGTCACGCATTCAGCGTCGAGTGGCTTCTGCACCCCGACCGGACGTTTCTGGACATCTTCGGCAGCCGAGACTACTTCGGCGGGGAACGTCCGGCGTGGCTGCCAACTATGACGCCGCTGCACGACGACATCGTGCAAATGCTGCTTGATGGCGCAAAGCCCGGCACACCATCGGCGGATTTCGACACGTCCGCGTCAAACGGGCTTCGCGCAGCATTCCGAGAGTCTTTCCGCGTTGACGAGCCATGAGCGTGACCGTCATCAAGCTCACCCACCGCATCCTCGCGCTGCGCCCTGACGTGCAGGCGTCGATGAACGGCCGCATCCTGTCGTCCGTGCTCTGCATGAAGTGCGGGCACTACCAGGCCACGCTACCCGCCGTGTTCGCGTTCGACCCCTACGACTACTGCGAGGCTTGCTGGCGGCAGGACTCGCTGGTGTACGGCTTCAAGCAGGGCAAGCCATGAGCGTGCCCGACAACCAGCGCAAGCTATTCCTGCGCCACAACCGCGCGCGTCGCTGCACATGCCGCAAGTGCTCGCGCTGGCTCACGCCGAGGCCGTGCCCGCGATGTGGTGGCACGCGCATCGCCGCCATCGACGTGGCAGACCAAGACGTTCTCGCCGCTGCTGCGACTGCGATGTACGCCAGCGGGAACGAAGCCCGCAATCTCGATCCACGCCTACGCGACACGATCGCGAAGCGCGTCTGCGTGTTCGTCTGCGAGGCGTGTCAGTATCGAGCCAGCGGGCAGAACCCGGTGGACGCAGCCGTAGCGTTCAACTTCGAGCTTGTGTCCCCGTCTACGTCGGCCTGATCCCGTCGTTCCACGGCTTGCCATCGGCGCCGACCAGCGCGACGCGGTTTGTGGTCCACAGCGGCATGCGCTGCGAGCCGTGGACGCCCAAAACGTAGTAACCCAAGGCGTCGGAAACGTGGCTCAACAGCGGGTTCCGCTTGTCGATCGCGCGTGTCGTCGTCGTACTGCGCGACCACGTGACTTGCTGAAGGTCGCGGATCAGCGTGCGGCACGTCGGGTGAATCTTCATCTGCACATTGCCCAGCGAGTTGCGAAGCCGCGCGTTGACGAGCGCGACGCGATCCGCAACAGGCGTCGTGTTGCTCGCCGCAGTCTCGCCAGCCGCGTTGATGCGCGAGAACAGCTTGACGCGCCGGCCGAAGTGGCGGACGAGCACTGACATGACCACGGCGTAGTCTGTTGCCGTCGTGCTGCTGTGCCGGGCGTGCCCTGATGCGTCGCCGTAGACATGGACCTCGCCGGCATGATCGCCCCACTTGTCGACAAAATCCCTCGCCGCTGACTCGCTTGCCGACATGCTGGCCCGCGTCGACTCGCGCCAGATTTCGCCGAGCACGCAGTCGATTCCGTCCTGCTGCTGGACAACGACCCAGCCCATCGGCGTCTGGTTGAAGTCGCAGGCAAGGCACAGCGGCAGCGTCTTGACGTACTTCAGGCTCGCGTCGACGTTCACGTCGCGGTCGAAGCACGGATAGGCGCGGCCGACGCTGACGTTGACCCACTCGCCAAGCACTTCCTGCTTGTACATGTCGGGGTCGAGATGCGCCTGCATCGTCTCGATGTAGCCAGCCGGCAGGTTGTGCCGGTTCAGCCACGTCGGCATCGGGAAGATTTCGCGCGACTCGTACTTCGTCGGGTCTTTCTCGCACTCCTCGTAGAAGATGTCGTAGGTCCAGTCCTCGACGCCCTTCGGGGTCGTCGTGAAGCGGATGTAGAGCGGGCCGTTCTTGTCGCGCAGACGGCCAATGATCACGTCGAACGCCTCGCGCTTCGTGTCGCGCGTCTCGTCGCCCCACCACCAGCCATACTCGGCGCCGCGCTTCATCTCGTAGTTTTCGAGCGACGTGCATTGAACCTGCGCACCGTTCGGGAACGAGAGAATGCCGTTGTGCGCGGCTGCGCCTTCGAATCGCGATGCGTACCAAGGCGGGGCCTTGTTGTAGACGTAGGGCAGGCCGTACCCGCGAAGGAACTCCAGCAGCGGCTTGACGGTGTTCTTGTTTAGCTGGTCGTAGGTGTTCGCCGTGATGAGCCCGAGCGCCTTCGGGTATTGATGCATCATCTTTACAGCAAACAACTTACCGATCCACGTGTTGTGGGTGACGATGAAGCCTTCGGTCACATAGAGCCCGTCGTCTGCTTCAATCGTGAGGCACGTGCATTCGGCTTCACCGGCTGGCTCGATCGAGCGAATGATCTTGTTCGGGAAGTACTTGACCGGCGCTCGCCACGCCGCCGACTTTCGCTGAAGCCTGAACGGGCACGTCATCATCTTGACGTTGACGATGTAGGCTGGCTTGCCAGTGCGTTTCTCGCCGTTGTGTGTGTAGTGCTTGATGTATGGGCCGCCTAGACGCGCCTCGCCTCCAAGCGAACGTACGAGGAAGCATACGTCTTCGGCGAGTCGCGTGCTTGTCGTGCAGAACGTTGCGCCGCCGATGTCTTTTCCGGGTCGCTTGCAGACCGTGCCGTCCGTGTCCATCAGGCCCTGAAGGACTGCAAGCCTGTCGTCGGCAGACGCGAGCAGATACTGCGTTGGTACGAACTTGCGGTCCGAGTGCTTTCCGCGAAGGTCGAGAGATTCGAGTGCGGTTATCAGTGGATTGCCACGCCCGAACCGACCGTCGGTTCCGCGCGCGCGTCCGTTCATAGCCCGGAGCGCCCAATCGGGACCGTCAATCTTTCGCGGAGCGCAGTCGTCGAGCGACGCCTTGAGATGGTCGATTAGTTCATCGTCGCCAGACGAGAATGTCGGCGTGATCCCTTCTGTAAAGCAACCGTTTCCGAGCAGCAATCCAAGCGCGTATGGCTCTATTGGCTTCGGCGTGACGAACTCGTCGCTGAACTCGACCGGCTCGACAACGGGCACAACAAACTTGCTTTTGCGCTCGCGGGAATACAGCGCCATCAAGTTTGTCGTAGTCCGCACAGACCACGGGCGCTCGCCGCGCCGTGTCGTCCAAAGATGATCGTGGCAGCAACGAGTCGTGGTGCCGTCGTGGAACGTGAACCGCACAACTGGCTTCACGCCCTGCGGCCACGTCGCGAGCACTTGCGTGGGGCGTCCGTTCTTTCCGATGACGAAATCGCCGGGGCGCAGATCGCCAATCGGAACCCAGCCGTAAGGCGTGAGCGTCGGCGTGTCGTTCGGCTGTGCCTTCCCGCTTCCGCTTCCTCCGCGCGCCAGCGCCATCGGCTTCGTGCAGGCCAAGAACCGCGCCTGAACCTCGTTCAGCTTCAGGTCGATGACTCGCGGCTTCGGTGGTGTCGCCGTCTTGCTCATTCACGGGCTCGCGCAATTCGCGAATCGGTCGCGGATTGTTCTTGACATGCCGTGGAAAACCGCCACGCTTTGAGCGTATAGCGTTGCACGGTATCAAGCAAGCGTCATCGCACCAGTGAGCACCAGCAACGGCGGCAACCGGGACGGGCGCAAACAAGCCGACTCCGCTGGCGTCGAGCGTCCGCGCGCTGTCTATCACGTCGCGGCGGCGACACTGAACCGGCTTCGCGCCGAGCTTTCGCGCGGCAAGCAGTGGGTCAAGCCCTACGACTTCGCCAAGACTCGCGATCAAGAGATCGTCGAGAAGATGAAGCGCGACCCGGTGGTGCGGAAGGCGCTTGACCTTCGCTACCACAAGTGCGCGTCGGCCGAGTGGTTCCTTGAGGCGCCGGACAGGCGGTCGCGCCCGCTGATCCCGTACTTCGAGCAGCTAATCAACCGCATCCCGGCGTTCCACACTGCGCGCTATGCGCTGATGTCAGCCGTGATTGAAGGCCGTGCCGCGCTCAAGATGTATGGGCCAACGCAGGAAATGCGTCTCGTGCTCGAAGGCGACGAGAAGCCGCGCAAGTGGTGGTACGTCGGCGCGCTCGGCCCGATTGGCGCCGACCAGATGCACAAGGAGCGCCGTCAGAAGGTGCTCACGGACGAGAGCGGCGAGCGCAAGGAGAAAGACGAGTGGTTCTGGTCGATCTACGACTACGGCGTTGACGCGCCGCTGCTGGTCGAGGAGCAGCAGGAAGAGTGGTACTGCATCATGCTCTACCACAACTCGTGGAACTCGCTCGGATTCGGTGACGGCCTGCAGGACGCGCTCTATTACCCGTTCTACGCCAAGACGCGCATCGAAGAGTCGCTGCTGAAGCACGTCGACCGCTACGGCTCGCCGATGATCATTGCGAAAGTCGACGGCGCGGACATGTCGGGTCAAATCGGCGGTATCGGGCTCGACAGCCCCGAAGAACGGGCGGCAGACCTGATCGCCGTCTTCGAGAAAATGCGGGCGTTCAACATCGCCGTCGTCAACAAGAACGACGACATTCAGTTGACTCCGAGCCGTGGCGAGGATGCGCGCGGACTCGTGATGTTGATGGACTACTACGACAAGGTGATGGTCGAGTTGATCCTCGGCTCCGGCAAGCCGACTGGCGAAGGCGACGAAGGCGGCAGCTACAACCTCGCCGCCGTGCAGTATCAGGTGATGGACGACATGCTCTCGCACGACCTCAAGACGAGCGAGGAGGCGCTGCAGGCCATCGTCAACCTGACGTGGAAGATGAACCTCAAGAACTTCGCCGAGATGCGGGCGCCGTCCGGCGAGTTCCTGATCACGATGAACCCGCCGAGAATCCGGTTGCGTCCGGCTGGCGCAGGCCCCACCGTGGACAACATCTCACGGGCTCTTGAGATGGGCCTGCCCGTGAGGCGTACCGACGCCTACAAGGCGCTGGGGATCACTGAGCCGGACGGTGACGACGTGATTGTGCAGCCGCCGGGCTTCGGGCCGGGAACAAACCCCGGCGCGATGCCTGGACCGAACGGGCCGATGGTGGGGCTCGACGGGCTGCCGGCGGCTGGTGCTGCGGATGAGATGCCGGGCGATGGGGTCGTGATGAGTGAGACGGGACGTGACCGGAAGTCGCGTCGTCGTCGCGTCACGTTCGCTGCCCGCAACGATGCGCCGATTCGTTACCGCGACTGGCTCAGTAAGACTGGCGCCCCGATGGAGCAGTCGGGCGTGTTTCAGGCCACGGAGAACTGAGCATGGCGCTTATCAAGGGCTCGAAGCCGCCGATGATCTTCGAGCGTGGCCAGTACCTGATTCTTCATCGCCGCAGGCCGTGGAGGCTGCTCGGCAGGAAGAACGAGATCAACACGAAGACGCCGGGTGTCCGCAGTCATCATGTCGGAGTCATCCGAGAGCGCAGGGATAGTCAATGAGGGGCGACGCGAAGGGTGCAGCCAGCACAGTCGCGTCGTCGGGCTACCAACCGTTGGCCCTGATCGCAAAGCAACGGTTCCACGGCAGTAAACGGGCGCAACAGCCCTGAAGCGTCTGGCAAGCGCACACAAGACGGCCCACCGCGAGCCTCAATCGCGGCCCCATTCATGGCACGCGAACGTCAACGCCAGCAACGCCAGCGCCCACCACGCCGCGAGCGACCGGCAGGCATCCCGCCTGTTGAGCCGGGCTTGCCCGCGTTCGAACCCGGACATCCCGGCGTGACGTGGCGCCCCGGCTTGCCGGTTGACATCGTGCCGCGCAGCGAGCGTGTCGCTGATGACGACGCGCCACGTCTACCAGAACGCGCACGGGGTAGCGGAGCGCCAATCACGCGCCGCAACATCCCGCGTCAGATCGCGGCGGGCGAGATTGACGAGATGCTTCGCCGTGGCATGCGCGTGCTGATTCACTACGTCAAGCGGCGTGGTGGTGCGCGGCGCATCCTTGAGCCTGACGCGAACCCGCCGGCCTACACGTCGCGCACCGGGCGACCGTTCCCGTACTCGCCAGCAGCCTACGGTCTTCATCGCCCGATCTACGACCGCAACGCTGGCGGCTGGCGCGTGTTCGCCCCGGCTGGTGTGACGCGCATCGAGGCTGTCGACCCGGAGTCAGGCGACGTGCGCGAGGACTATCGCCGCTGGATCGGGTCGCGCGTGGAGCGGCCTGAGAAGCACGCTGCGGACGCCATCGAGCGTACGGGCAGCGTGAGGCGGGACAGGTTCTATCCCAAGGGCACTTCGCCGGTGACAGGCTTCAGCGAGAACTACTGGCCTGGTGAGCACGAGCAGCCCGGAAAAGCCGTTGACGCCATTCGCAAGCGATACAGCGTTGAGTTGGACGGAGACGTCGACCATCCCGACTCGCTGACGACGCTGAACCGTTTGGATGGCGCGCTTAACCTGACGCGACACGGCGGCATCCGAATGCGCTCGCCGTTCCTGATCGATGCCGAACTCGGCGAATCGGCTGGTCGATACGAAGTCGATCCCGCCCGAACTCCGCGCGGCAGAGGAACGATCCGACTCAAGCCTACGCAGTGGGTTCCGTCTGATTCGTCCACGAATTCGAGCGTTCACGTTCCGCTGCATGAAATCGGACACGCCATCCACGACTCTCATGGTCCGCTATACCGGGAGTTGAAGGCGTCGTCGTGGCGTGACGCTCTGCGGCGGTCGTTGTCTGAAGAACTTGCTCCGCGTGCGATGTCGTTCATTCGCAGGCAGAGCGCGCTTGAAGACCCAGCAGAAATGGCGGCAGAAGCGGTGGCCCGCCATCTTCACGGCGGAGGTGTTTCGCGCGACTTGCTCCACGTCATGCGTCGCTTGGGAATGGGCGGGCTTGTTGATCGACAGCGGGTGATTGACAGAACGCGCAACCGTCGTTTTCGCCGTCGCGGACACAAGCCGGGCTTTGATGGCTTCGCTGAGGATGCCGACATGTCGATGACCTTCGCGGAACGCTTTCGCCGCCGCTTCGCCGACTCGGACTCTGTCGACCTCGGCTTGCGCGCCACCTACGTCTGCATTCGACTCCCAGACTACATCGCGAGCAACTACCCGCCGAAGGCGGAAGACGCCAGCGGCGCGCACATCACGGTCCAGTACTTCGGCGAGCAGTCGAAGCCGTGGGCGCGTCGTCTCGCTGACGCGCTCGGCGAACGCTTGAAGGCGTGGAAGTCGTTCACGGTGTGTGGTGCGGGTCGCGGCGTGTTCGAGAAGGCGGAAGACGGCAAGGACGCGGTCTACACGCCCGTCCACGACGCCGAGCGCAAGCTTCACGCGCTTCGCGAGCTTGTCGCGCATGCCGCGAAGGACATCGGCGGCGAGTGGGAGTCGAAGTACCCCGAGTACATCCCGCACGTCACGATTCGCTACGTCGAGCACGGCGAGGCGATGAGCGTTGACGCGCCGAGCGAGTGGACGGCGACGGTCGATCACGTCGAGGTGGCGTGGGGAGACGAGAAGGTGAGCAAGGTTCCGTTTGGCACCCCGCAGCATGTGCCGATGCCGCGCTCGTTTGTCGAGTCGCTGCGGCAGCGCGTCGCGTTCATGGTCGGGAACGCGGAAGCTGGGCCGGGGCAGGTCAATCACTTCACGCCGGGCGTGCGCGGGTTCAGGCGGCAGAGGCGGCGTGGTAGTCAGGCGTTCGCCCTTCGCGACATTTCGAATTGGGACAAGCCCGACGCGCCGCTATCGAGCATCAACCCCGAGGAGCGCCGCATTACGGGGCTGAGGGGTTTGACGGGCGCGCAGAGGAAGGCGGCGAGCAGGGGCGAGCGGGTTGATGACGACCCGCGTGATACGTGGACGGGAAGCGGCCCGCTTTTGCACCATTCGGATGCAACCGCAACCACGGATGGCGACGAACATCTTCTGCGACACCGGCTCAGGAAAGCCGGCGAACTGAGAAGCGCGCGTCCTGGGACAGCGCGGGACACGTTGGTCGATCTGGCACAACTCGGCGAGCCGATACCTGAAACAGATATTCGCCAAAGCCTCGGTGTTGTGACTCCGATGACGGCGGCCGAACTCCGCACCGCCATCGAGGCGCAGTCCGGCATCGGCCGCATCTCGCGCCTCGAACGCCAGCCACTCGCCGCCGCGATGCGCCGCGGGCTCCCCGGCCTGCCGGCGAAAGGCACGTTCTCGGCCGACCAGCAAGCGTTCGCGGCACCGCGCTCACGCATGCTCCCCGGCACGTCAGGCGCCGGCCAGTTCGTCCGCGAGCACATCCCAGGCCAGTACCGTGCCAACGTCGCGCGTGCGCTCGGCGTGCAGCAGATGCCCGTCCCGGCGCCACAGCAGCAGTTCGGCATTGCCGACCGCATCGCCAGCGCAGGGCGCAAGGTGACCTCGATTGGCAAGTGGTGGCTGAACAACATCAACCCTGCGCCGACTTACCGTGCTGCGCGTGGTCGCGGCATGGGGCGTCTCGCTGCTGGTGCGACGACTGCCGGCGCCCATATCGCCGACCTTGCGCTGACTGGCGGCAAGGCGCCAATCGCGGTTGCGGCGACGCGGAAGTGGCTGTCGCGCGGTCAACCCGCCGAGTCACAGGGATTCGCTGTGACGCCGCAGGTTCCCGACGAGATGAACCCGCCTTACGGTTACGGGCGCGCAACGGAGCCATTGCCTGCCGACAATCTCGACACAGCCGCAATGTTGCGCGACTACGAACGGCGCCAACAGGCGCGTGCTTCGGCGGCAGCACAGCGCAGCCATTACTCGCCAGAACGCCGCATTCACCGCATTCTTGCGATGGCGAACTCGTACATCGACTCGGCGCCCGGCGAAGACCCGATTCCTGATCCGTCGCTGGTCGAGACGCTGCCCGACGCGCGGCGCTACGGGCTCGTCAAGCAAGAGCGACAGCGCCGCGCGCAGGGCTTCATGCATGACGGCGGGCAGGACTTCGCGAAGGTGCAGATTCCGGCGCGCACTGTCGAGATTCCCGACACGCTGTTGCGGCGCATCGTCCCGGCTGCGGCGTGGGGCGTGACGCCTACGGGCGGGATCACGCGGCCGTTCAGGGAGCAGCAGTTTGGCGCGATTTCGCGTCGTATCGGAACGGCTGCTGGTGGCGCCAGTCGTTGGATGCGTAGCGGCATCGCTGGCATGAAGCGCGAGATGGGGCCACAAGCTCGCAATCGTCTGAGCGGCGCCGGCTACGGAATGGCGATTGGCGGCGTGCTTGGGGGTCCTGTCGGTGCGGCAGTTGGTGGCGGTGCCGGCGCGCTACTCGGCATGCGTGGCATCGGCCAAGCCGCTCGCCCGACTCTACTTGGCGCCGCGCACGGCGCGGTCGGCGTTGGTCGCGCCCTGAAAACCGGCGTCAACGCGGTGGCGGACGCGACGGGCTATGTGCGTCGCCATGGTGTTGGCGGAACGATCAAGCAGGGCATCGGCGCAGTTGGCCGTGGCTTGTCTGCGGCTGGTCGCGGGTTGGCGTCTGGACTCGGACAGACCGGTCGCGTGCTTGGCGCTGCTGGCGCCGAGGTTGGACGACAGGCCGTTGGTGGGATCAAGTCTGCTGCCGGCGACGCATGGCGCGACATGAGGGCCGGGTATCAGAGTGGGTCGTCGGCGCCGTCGTCGCGACCGACCAGCACGCGCATGCAGCGCATGAGTGCTGGTGGCGTAGGCCCCGCCGCACAAGGTCTATCCCGCCGCAAGTGGTCGACGGCAGGGAGTCAAGGCTTCGCGCTGGATCAGGGCGACGACAACGAGCCGTGGATTCTGAAACCATCCGGCAAGGGCGAGATGGCGCGTCGTCCGCAGGCCGCTGGCTCGTTCATTCGCGGCGTGATGAATGCGCCGGCTCCAAGCGAGCAGATGATTCGGCGTGTCGTCCGTCGTCGCGGCGGGAACCCGCTGATGACGAAGTACCTCCAGAACCGCATGGACGCGGTGAATCGCGACGCGACGAAGTTCGAGATGGACGGCGAGCAGGCCGACCCAGACGCGCAGTATTTCGCTCGGCGTAGCGACCGCGAGCAGTTGCCCGCGCAGGCTGCGCGCGGAAAGAGTCGTCCCGACTATCGCTCGAAGGACTTGCGGTACGCGCTCGAACGCATGGCGCAGCAGGCGCGCGGTACGCCAGTCGAAGGCGAAGCGCAGTCAGCGTTGACCGACCTTGGCACGGTGCGGCCAAGCGAATTGGCACGCGGCAAGATGAAATCTGTTGGTTCCGGTGCTGCGTTGCGACACACCGACCTCGGCGCGCAGGTTACGGCACCGAACATCGCTGGCATGCTGAATCGCCTTCAAGGCCGAGCCGGTCGTGCCGGTCGTCTCCGCGCGATCCTCGAAAGTGGCATTCGTGGCCGCGCGCTGCCCGTGCAGGAAGGTCGCCGCGTCTACGGTGCGCCTGACTTCGACAACCTGCCGAGCATCAAGTCGATGCGGAACGTGAGTCGCGGCAGCACGGTCGACGCGCTTCGCAAGGCTACGCCGATGCGTCATGGTGTCGAAGCGCTTGCCGATCTTGCGTCGCAGGATGACTGGCGTGCGGATCGACGCGCGGCGAGTATTCAGCGTCAGTGGCAGAAGAGCCGGGACCGCGCAGCCTATCTCGCGCGCCTGACGAACCGCGACGCGCAGATTCCGAACCCGGCGCGCGTCAATCAGGCACGCCGCAACGCAGGCGCAAACGATGACCGCGCCAACGCGATGCTTGGCGTGCAGCCTGCCGACGTGCCGGTTGAAGTCGTCACTGGCGAGCCGGCGAAGCAAGGCGCGCCGCGTTGGGGTCGTCCGAAGCGCGACCCGATTCCGCTGTCGAAGGAACAGGCCAAGACGTGGATCGGCGAAGCCGAGAAGTACATTGGCCCGCGGTCGTCAGTTCGATTCCCCGATGCGCTCGAACTCGCAAGCCGTCGTGAGGGCCGGAGCGCTGAACTCAAGGGGGGCGAGAAGTATCGCCGGTTCAGCGACGTAGAGCGGGAACGTGCCGCCGGTCGCAACGTAGGCTCGAAGAACCGCCTCGCAGTCGACGACATCCTTCGTGGTGATTGGGCATTCAGCGCAGAAGCGCCGCGCCACCCGAAGCACGTACTCCAGTTCGCTGACGCTGGCAATCGGGCGTCGCGGTTTCTCATCAAGCGTGAAGGCAGCAAGCGTCAGCAGCAGGACGTGGGCGTGGAGTACGTCAGCGGGAACGTGACTCATCGCAAGCACCGGCATTGGGTGTCGTGAACGGAGATTTTACCATGAGCGGGCAGCGCAAAGCAGTCGTGATGTGGCTGACGATCACGCAGACCGTGGCGTGGTTCGACGCGCGCGGCATCAACCTTGAACGCAGCAAGATTCGCCGCATGCTCGTCGCGCAAACGCTGCGTGGCGAACTCATCGGCCGCGAGTGGTACGTCGAGCCGACACAGCTCGAAAAGAAGTTCTCGCGGCTTACGGCAGCGTCTTGATTTGCCTTCAACAGAGCAGTTGGAGCATTTGCGGCAGGTAGAGCAGGTAAAGCAGTTAGGCATCTACCTCTTGGATGTGCGCTTGTGATGCCCGACAGTTCGCGTAACGCAACTGTCGAGACGCCGCAAGATGCCAACGGCTACCGCACTTCCGTACTCGCCGGTCGGACATCGCGACTTGCCAGCGCCAGTCAAGAAGGCGCTCGCTGGCGTCGACGTGACGCGCTACTACAAGGCGCGGCGGCAAGAAGACGGAAACTTCGCGCTTGAGCGCGTCGACATCTTCAAGGCGTGTGAGCGCGAAAACCCGTTCACTGGCAAGGTCGACAACTTCGACAAGGACTTTCTCGAAGCCGCTGTGGCGCGCTTCGAGGAACGGAAGAATGACCCGGACGGTCAATACCTTCCGCCTGTCCACGTCGGGCACCACGGCAAAGGTGGTGTCTCCGAAGTCTTCGCCGGCAACATCGCGCGGATGTGGGTAGGTGACGACCGCAAGGGCATCCCGACGCTCTACGCCGACATCGAGAACATCCCGCCGGCTGTCTTCTACGAGATTGCCACGAAGCGGCTCCCGTATCGCAGCGTCGAGATCAATCGCCCTGACGTTCCTGATGTTTCTTCGCTCGCGCTGCTCCGCACTGAAGTTCCGTACCACAAGATGCCGCTGTTGCATGTCCGCATGCAGCACTTCGGCGAGAGCAGCAACGGCAACGGGTCGCACCCGCCGATCTGCTTCAGCGACTACCTGACGCCGGCTGTCTACGCCGACTCGAAGGGACGCAAGCGCGCCACGGCAACACTCGCCGTGGTGCAGTCGTTTGACGCCCCGGCGGCGAAGTTCTCGGAGCCGACACGTGCCGCGCAGAAGTTCGCCGGCATGGCGCAGCAGTACGCGGACGGTGACGAGGACGAGGAAGACGATTCCGACACCCGCGAATCGCGCGGCGGTGTGGGCGGCAGCGACGACGGGCTCGATTCCAGCCTTGAGCAATTGCTGGCGAGTCTGTCGCCGGAAGACCTGGCATCCCTGCTGGATGCCGACGTTGACGGGCAACAGGGACAGCAACCAGCAGGCGTCGAAGGTGGCGCCGGAATGGAAGGCGCGATGCCTTCGGGCGTCGACGCTGCCGGCGCGGCCGCGCCTGACGAACAACCGATTGACGACCTGGAGAACGACATGGGCGCAGCCGACGCGATCCTGCAAAGCATCAACACGCTTGCCGCCGCCGTGAAGACGCAAGGCGAGCAGATCAGCGCCGGCATGGCGTCGCTGGCACAGGGAATGGGCTCGACGACGGCTCCGACGATGCCGCCTGTCGTGAATTCCAACGAGCCGCGCGAGACGGCCGTGCAGTTCAAGGAGCGCGTCGAGAAGGATGTCAAGGCCGCAAACAACGGCGCGGTGCCGACCTACATTCAGGCGTTGATCGACGAAAATCAGCGGCTTGCCCAGCAGAGCCAGAAGTTCGGCGAAGACCTCGGGCTCGTGCTGGAGTGGATCGAGCGGCAGCACCAGAAGCAGCAGTTCAACGACACGCGTTCGAAGCTCTACGCGAAGATCAACGAACAGGCTGACGGCGTTGCCGAAGCCGGTCGCGGGTTCAGCGATGAGCAGATCGACAAAGCGGCGAACCACGTCGCGCAGATCGTGGACCGCGACCTCGCGCTCGCCCAGCAGATCGACAAGGACGACGAGTATCGCGCGCGCATCGACCAGATCATGTCGTCGGTGCCGACGCACTTCGGCGAATACCTCTCGGTCATCACGCCGGCTGCTGTTGCCGGAAACGGCCACAAACCGCCGCCGGCCCCGTCCACGACTGCCGCGAAGGCGACCACCAGCGTCAATGACGCGCTGATCGACGCCAAGAAGTTCGCGGCGGTCCACAAGTTCAGCGACATCTACGAGCGCGACCCGCAGAGGTTCGCCACGGTCGTCAACACGGCCATTCAGCGGTTCTCTGAGCGACCCGGCATGTACCAGTCGCTGGGGCATCGCAGCGCGGAAGCGTTCGCCGAAGCGGAAGTCATCACCAAGCTCAAGCTCGCAGACTGACCAGCAGGGCCAACTAGCACCCTGACGAGACACCAAGCAACGAGGATTACATGAGTGCTCTGACTGGTTCCGCTGAACTGCAGATGATCGAGCGGAGCGACATCTGGGCCGGCAAGCAGTATGCGACGGCCGACGTGTTTTATCCCGGCTCGCTCGTCGAACTCAACCTGACGACCGGCCTGTACGCGCCGCTGGGCGTGACTGGTGCTGGCGCCGTGTTCGCTGGCATCTGCTACAAGGGGATCACGACTGCGGCGAGCGGTACGCAGCGTGTCAGCCTTGACGTGACTGGCAAGCTGCTGAGTGCGGTGCCTGTGACGGGCACCACGGCCGACACCGATGTCGGAAAGCTCGTTTACTGCACGACCGACAACGCCAATTCGGACCTGACGCTGACGCGTGCGGCGACGGACTCGATTCCGGTTGGGCGCGTCATCCGCTGGATCACGGGCACCGACTGCGACGTGCTCCTGTTCTCGCTGTCCGAGTCGATGAGCAACCATCTGAGCGGTGCTGGTCGGCGCTCGATCTACAGCGGTTACCACGAAGTCTTCACGGCTGGCTTCATCATCGGCTCGGCTTCGACTGGCCTGAAGCTGAACGGCACCGGGCGTATCGTCGCAATCGACGCTTTCGTGGTGCGCGTCCCGACCAGCAACAGCAACACGACCGACATCGCGCCGCTGATCAACAACACGGCGGTCACGTCGGCGGTTATCACGTTCCTCGGTTCTGCGAATCAAACGCTCGGCGCTCGCGTCGCGACCATCGTGCAGCCGACCGCCGCGAACGTCTTCCATGATGGCGACGTGCTCTCGTGGAGCACGACTGGTGGCTCTCCGGTCACCGACGGCGCGCTTTGGATCAACGCTTACGCCGAAGCCGGCCTGTGATTAGCACCTAGCGGAGCACACCAATGCCGAATCCGGTTCTGTCCAACGAAGCATCCTCAACCGCTGTCAGCCACTTCACGGACGGGCTGAACGCGGCGTTCTCGAAGACGTTCGACGCCCACTACTACTCGGAATCGCGCGAATGGCAGAAGCGCATGTTCCGGGTGATGCCGTCGAGCGCGGCGTTCGAGATGTTCCACGGCTTCCTGTCGGCGCCGGAAGGTGCCCCGCTGCTGCGCGGCATGGCGCCGATCAGCGCCGGCATCGGCGAAGTCACGCTGACCGTGTACGTCTACGACTACGCGAGCAGCGAGATTCAGTATTTCATCACCGACAAGGAAGAGTCGCGCGCGCCGGAAGGCATCGAGAAGCGCATCAACGACACGGCTGAAAAGCTGGCGAATCTCGACGACCAGGTGTTGCCGGAACTGCTGACGGGCGCCGTCTCGACGCGGCTGAACCCCGGCGTTTCGTTCACGAACATCTTCGGCGGCACCGCTGGCCTGTTCTCGTCGTCGCACAGCTACAGCGGCAACAACGGCGCACAGACGCTGGACAACTCGATTGCTGGTCGTGGAACGTCGGCTGCGAACCTGCAGGACGACTTCTACACCATCATGCAGACCTACGACGACATGGTGGACTCGGAAGGCAACCCGTTCTGGCCGCAGGAGCGGACGGAGCGCGCCACGCACATGCTGATCGTGCCGGCGGAACTTCGCCAGCCGTTCGATTCGCTGTGGCGCTCGACGACCGTGGTGCAGGCGGGCGGCACCGCGCCGGCCGACAACTACATCAAGACGGTTTTCGGCCAGAACGTGCAGTGGAAGGTGTTCCAGCGTCTCACCGACACGAACAACTACTACTGCATCCGCACCGACAACGTGGGTGACGCCTTCCCGTTCCTGAAAGTCGAACGGCGCGCGCCCGAGATGATGTTCCGCAAGCTCAACAGCGGCTCGGACTGGTCGTACCGCACGCGCATGGAATCGGTCTACTGGTGGCTGCGCCGTGGCTATGCGCCGGGCGTGCCGCAGTGCGCGGTCGAAATCACGAACTGATCCTGACGGAGGATCAAGGGAACACGGGAACGGGGGAACGTGATGGACGAGTTCACTTTCGACGCATTCAAGCATCTCATTGCGCCGACGATGGACGGCCGCAAGCTCCGCAGTTTCAAGGAACTGCTGGCAAAGTCCGCCTTGGACTGTGCCGGGCTTGAGAAGGAGATGATGTCGGTCGGCGTCGAGACGATCGACAGCGACGAATCGTTGTCGACGGTCAAGGCGCGGCTTGAGGAGATCGTCGCTCGCCGTCACGAGAAGCCTGTCGAGCAAGTTCGCGCCGAGGCTGAAAAGCAAGAGGCGCCGAAGAACGGCAACGGTCTGCGCAACGTCGGAGACGACGAGATCGACGCGCTGATCCGCGAGGCCGAGAAGCAGGAAGAAGGCGGCGAAGGCATCTACGAGGTGTACCTGGAGCCGGGGCACTGCCCCCGCAAGGCGATCCGGATTCCGGCGCTTACTGGCGTCGAGAAGTCGGGGCCGAAGAAGGGCATGCCGCGCAAGTTCAACCTCGACGTGACGGAGTACAAGCACGTCGTACCGGTTGTCTGCAACCAGTGCAACAACTCGTGGCTGCCGGAACAGCCGCTGCGACCGGTCGGGATGTGGGAAGAAGACTACGCGAAGATTCACCCGGTCGAGAAAACGTGGATCGCTCGCTACAACGCGTCGTTCATCTGCAAGCGGTGCAAGGAAGCCGGGCGCATCGGTCGCGGACTGCCCAAGCAGGTTGCGCCGGGCCAACTGGCGCAGGCTGTGCCGGTTCGTCCGCGCTACTACCTGACGGCGGGCGAAGTGAAGGAAATCCGCCGCATCGCGTCGATCACTGAGGCGACCGGGCATCGCATCGAGAAGGAAACGGCGCCTGACGGCAGCGTTCGCGAAGTCGCGCGCTACTCCGAGTTCCCCATCGTCCACAAGTGGGTCGAGCGGAGCAAAGACCCGACGAATCACGACCGGACCGTTGAGACGCGTCATGAAGCCGTGATGAACGCGATGATCCGTGTCCGCAAGGTAGCGGACGGGACCGCGATGATGTCGGAAGGCGACATCGCGGAACGCTCGCGCCTGCAGCGGCATCTCGCCAACGTACAGGTTCAGATTGCCGCGCTGCTTGAGTCGATGACGCCCGGCATGTCGGCGAAGGAATCGGAACTGATCCGCGCACGGCTGAACAAGCTGACTGCACACCAGAAGACGCTTCTTGCCAAGCTCAACGGCGAGGCGAGCGTCGTTGCCTGACCGCAACTGAGACACACGCACACGAGAGGCACGGATGTCTGCACTGACTGCCGAACAGCAAATGACGTTGGGGTCCGGCGCGAACAGTGCCGGCGTCATCGAGTATCCGTGCTCGTCGCTGAACTACAAGCACGGTTCGTTGATCGGTCGCGATCAGGTTACTGGTCTGGCGCAGTTGTGGGACGGCACGGCCGACACCGACTTTCTCGGCTACGCAGTCGAGAGCAAGGCGTCGGCGAGCACCGTCAAGGTCGCGACGGGTCGAATCCACATCATCGGCATCAACAAGTCGGCTGGTGGCGTCAACGTGACCGGCACCACGTCGGCTGCGAACAACGGCGCCCGCATCTACTGCTCGACGGACAACATCAGCGACGCCACGCTGACCGAGACTGCTGGTGCCGCCATCGGGTCGGTGAAGCAGTGGAAGTCGGGCGCGCTCTGCGAAGTCATCCTGTTCACGGAAGGCTACGCGCCGCCTCCGACTGGCGGCAGCATCGAGATTCACGGCAGCGGCGGCATCACGACGAATACGGCATACGGCACGTCGGCGTTGGCCGCAAACACGACTGGCGCGACGAGCACGGCGGTTGGCTACCAAGCGCTGCTGGCGCAGACGGTCGGCGTCCGCAACGTGGCAATCGGTAGCACCGCGGCTACCGCGCTCACGACTGGCACCGACAACGTGGCGATTGGCGCCGGCGCTCTTGATGCTGCTACTACCGCAGTCGAGAACATTGCGATCGGTACTGACGCGCTTGGTGCCAATACGGTTGGCACGAACAACATCGCGATTGGTGACGACGCGATGCTTGCCTGCACCACGGCCAATGCGTGCGTCGCCATCGGCCGCGACGCCTTGCTCGCCGTGACCACGGGCGTCAACAACATCGCGATTGGCGACACGGCGGGGAACACCATCACGACGGGCAGCGGCAACACGATTCTCGGTCAAGCCGCGCAGGCAAGCGCCGCCACGGCAGTTGACCAGATCGTGCTCGGTCGCGGCGTCACTGGCGTTGCCGACAACGCGATCACGCTCGGCGACGTGACGCGCGCCATCACGTGCAACTTCGACGCTGACCAGACGTGGGACGCGCCGTCGGACCTTCGACACAAGAACGTTCGCGGGCCGTCCACGCTCGGGCTCGGCTTCATCAACCTGCTTCAGCCGATTGAATACACGTTCAAGCCCGCCAGCGAGTGGCCGCCGGAGTGGGGAATCGACCCGAACGGCAAGGTCAACACCGACAAGGTGATTCTCGGCTTGGGCGCGCAAGACGTGAAGGCTGCGATGGACGCGGTTGGCGAAACCGTGTTCCACGGCTGGGGCGTCGAGCCCAACGGCCGTCAACAGGTCGGCGAATCGGCGTTCATCTACCCGCTCATCAACGCGGTCAAGGAACTGCACGCCCGCGTCACCAACCTTGAGGCCAAACCCTGATGCGTCGCGTCCTGCTGGCAACGCCATCCCATGACGCGCGCGTGAGCGTGTGGTTCCACCATTCCGTACTGGACACAGTGCGGGAACTGGCGGCTGTCGGCATCACGGTTCATCCGGTCACGCTCATCAGCAGCGTCATCGAGTCGGCGCGCAACGACTTGCTGCACCTCGCGATCTCTGGCGGCTACGACGACATCCTGTTCGCGGACAGCGATCAGGAATGGACTCCGCAAGAGGCGTTGGCGCTGCTTGAGCATCCGGTCGATGTGGTCGGCGCTCCGGTGCGGAAAAAGACCGAAGCGGTCGAGCGATACAACGTCAAAGCGACGAGCGTTGCGCGTGACCTGACCACGAATCTGCTGCTGGTGGACAGCGTAGGAACCGGGTTTCTGCGGCTGTCGCGCAAGGCCGTGATTGCGGCGTGGCAGGCGAGCCAGGAGTACACCGACGACGCCGGCAACAAGCGGCGCGCGGTGTTCGAGATGGGCGTGGTGAACGGGCGGATGGTCGGCGAAGACGTGTGGCTCTGCCACAAGCTCGGCGATCTCGGGTTCCGCGTCTACCTCGATGCGTCGTTCTGCCCGCGTCACGTCGGCGAGAAGAAGTACGCAGGCGACTTCAACGTATGGCTCGCGAAGTACCTCGCCAGCAAAGAACAGAGCGAAAAGCGTCAAGGCGTAGCCTGACACGGAGAACGTGATGCGCGAGACAGTCCAGAACGTTGCCGCCCTGCTTCGCACGGCCGTCTCGATGATGGAGCACGACCCGGCGCTCGGCCGCGAAGTCGCGCGCGTGCTCGGCTGGAACATGCCGGAACGCCTCAAGGCGGTTGGCTTGGACCAAGCTGCAATCGCTGACGCACTGCGCGCCGAACTCGCGAAGCTGCCGACGTGGCCTGTTGATCACAAGGCGAGCGGCAAGCGGTACACGCTGGTTTGCATCGCCGTGGAACCTCTGGAGAACAGCCAATGAGCCACTTCCTGAAGTCGGGCACCAAAGTCAACTGGATCGACAAGCACGGCGTCATCGCGTGCGGGATCGTCGTCGAGGACGGCGGCGCCGGCTCGGTGCGTCCGAAGGAGTCTCGCCGCATCGTCGTCAATCTGGAGCGCATCAACGCGAAGCGACCGGACATCGCCCACATCAAGACGGGCAAGCACAACATCCCGCGCAAGTCGCTGCGTGATGGCGAGTACGAGATCGAAGCGGCGACCTAGCGCCGCATGCCGGCATCGAGGTTCCGATGGGCTGGCTGTGGAAGCGCAAGCAGAAACCGGAGCAACGCAACATGGGCGACACCTTCCCGGAAGCAGAGGCCAGCAGCAAGCCCGTCGAACAGCCGGCGGCCGTGCAGCGTGAAGCGGCGTACGTTCCCTCCGCTGCCGACGCGCCGGCCCCGGCCCCATTGAAGAAGGCGGACAGGTGCGACGAACTGTTGCGCGCCGCTGACGAGGCGTCTGTGGTGGCGTTGGCGCTGGCTGACGCTTACCGCGAGAGCGAGGCGAAGAATGCCGCGCTCAAGTCGAAGCTGGATGCGGTGACGGAGGAAGCGAACGCGCCGCGAGAGCGCGCCGACCACGGCGATTGTGGCTGCGACAAGCTCGAAGCCTGCATCGCCGAGTCGATTGACAAGCTGCGGCATGCAGCGGAGGCAGGGCGGAAGGCGCTCGCAGGTCAGTGAATCGCGGGAGGGAACTGTGACGGACAACCCGAACGACACGCAGACCGACGCGCCGCCGCCGCGCTTCATCGCGACTGACGCCGACCACGACGGCAAGACAGATCGCGTCGGTGTCGACGATGACCGCGACGGCAAG